GTCGCACTTGTTACTGGAGCCGTAAAGTCTGTTTGTCGCCAAACAGATTTCAGGTAAGAGTATAGTGCTTGTAATGATACACCGTCGTCTGACAGCGTAGCGGTTTTTGTTAGATCGATGTTACGTAAAGAAACATCAATTTGAACCTCTTCTCTCGCAAGAGAGGCTGCAGAAGTTAACTTTGCCATTTAAATATCCTCGTTGTGTATTGATTCAAAGTATCATGACAAAGAAGTAAGTTTATATTACGTTTATTTATAAGATTTAATCTGCGCTGTATGTATAAGTTGCACGGTCATCCCAAGTTTTATCGAAAGATGATGTGCCATTCGCCCAGAGTATCTCTAGATCGCCACCAGCAAGTTCATAAATTCTTTTAATTCTCCAGATAGTCGCAGATTTGTCGGTTCCTGGAACTGCTTCGCCAACATATGTGAATGAGTTGTCGGCGTCTTCGTCTATAAGTTTATCGTATTGCACTTCTAAGTCTGCCTTTAGCCTATCTATAATACTCAGAAAATCCTGGGCAACAAATTTCTTTTTTACAGGGTCATATATAAGAATTGCATCAGCAACAACATTAAGAATAGCAGCTTTATCTACGTCTGCATTATCAACAATTTTATAAGAACCACCACCACCAGCTAAACTGTTTAATTTGCGTATTTGCGAATTAACATTCTTATTTATTTCTTCTTGATTCTTACTGATCGTTTTATTAAATTTACTTAACGCTTCTTCGAATTTTTCGGTGTAATCTGGAGCAGGGGGAGTCTCGCCTTTTTCGCCAGATTCCCCTTGTGGTCCTGCTTCTCCTCGTTCTCCAGCTTTGCCAGCTTTGCCAGCAAGCCCTTGAATTCCTGGTTCACCCTTTTCACCGCTCGAACCAATTTGTCCTTGCTTTCCCTCGGGTCCTCGATTTCCTGTATCACCTTTTGGCCCTCTTTCGCCGGTATCTCCTTTAAGAATCCTGACTAGAGAGGATTCTTCTTTTGGCTCTGAAAAATTAACTTCTTCTAGAACATTAAAGATTTTGTTTTCTAATTTTTTTATTTGTTTTTGTGTATGGACAACAGCAAATGCTGCCGCTACGTTATCAATCTTGCTCATTGAGCCGCGCCATATACCTTGTTAATTCTTCAGTAAGCTCATCGTCGTGTGAGGGTATATACTTTTCTTCTTTTTTCTTAGGTTCTTTGGGAGCCTCTTCTGGTTCAACTACAGTTACTGGCGTTGGGGCCGGTGGTGTATTAGCAGGAGCTTCTTCTTCAGCGTCTGGGTCAGGTAAATCTCCACTCTTTTCTTCTTCTTCAATTTGTTTCTTCATTTCTACAATGTCTTCATCAGACATCATTAATATGGTTTTAGAAACATATTCTTTAGAGAAGAAATCACCGATATAAGGTTGAGCTTCATTTAACGTTTGGAGACGCTCTCGAAGTATCTCCATATCCTTTAATTCGGTGAAATGATTATCTCTAACAAAGTCGACAATTATATCTGTCTTCCAAGTTTCCCAGTCTTCTTTGGTTATAATACCTTTAAGAATGAGCTGTTTTTCTAATACATCAAGAAAGACTTTAGAGAATCTTTGACGAAGTCGATCAATAAATTTTTGAAACTTAACTTCGTCTCTTGTAATTTCTGTTGTTCGACCAAGAGAAAACTGCGCCTCTTGCTCTAATCGATTAACAGGAACATTGAGCGCGCGGTATAACCTTTTCTGGAAATAAATGATATCATCAATTTGCCCAAGGTTGTCGCCTCCAGGAAGTGTAGATATCTCAGTTCCTCTTCCACCTTCTCTTCGTGGCAACCAGAAATCTTCAAGCATAGACATATGCTTTCTTTCGTCTTTAAGGTCACCAGTACTCGCGTCATAGACTAGCTTATTTCTATAACGAGTCATAATGTCTTTCATATACTGCTCGGCCTTGCCGCGCGGCATGTTCCCAACGTCGATATAGAAGATACGTCTTTCTGGTGCTCGTGCTAAACGATAGATGACCAACGAGTCTTCCATCATTCTTAACTGATTGATTGGCTTCAACGCTTTGTGCAGATATGATAATACTTTTTGTTTTCTTTCGTCTAACAAACCTGAAGTAATATAATTGATAGCGTCGGGCGAAAGACGAACGCCGGTGCTACTCTGGCCAGGTTTTTCTTCGAATATGTAAAATTCTTCTACTGATGTAACAATTGGTGCACCAGTCTTTGGGTCGTCTTTTTTCTGTACTTTTTTAATCTTTCGAATCTTCGATGAATCAATGTGGCGTATTTCTTGAATACCCGCTTTAAGATTTGCTTCGTTCACCAGCAAGTGGTGATAAAGTCTACCGTCCACATACCAAGACCTAAAAATATCATGACCCAAATTATTAAAGTCTAACATCGAAACGATATTATCAAATTCTTCTTTGATTTGTTTCTTAATATTATCGGGCGCTTCTACTTTGTCTAAAGTAATGTCTACGTTTTGTTCATCTGCGCTATGACATATCGCTTCGTTGACAATTTCTTCAATTGCCATATCAACTTCTGGTTGCATTGCAACCCCGCGATACCGTAAAATGAGTTGGTGATTGTCTTTGGACCCATCACCGTCCATGTTTAAATACTGTCCATAATGACTGCCAGAAGCTGATACATACCCAGCCCCATCATCATCAGTAGGCGGTACAATAGATGGCAACTTTTGTAAATCCGTATCGGATTTCGTTGCCTTCTTTAGCTCAAAGCCAAATAGTTTAAAGATGCTTTTATCTGTATCAGCCATTTGTGTTTCCTATGGTAAATAATGGGACTCCCCGAAAGGAGTCCCAGTTATTTAGACAACAAATTAAGTTGTTGAATTTGACTCCCAGTATTGATACGTGAAGTTTACTTCAAATATCTCAATCTGGTCATTTGCTTCATAGTCCAAGCTAATTGGACCCACAACGGTCGGAAACGCCCCTCTGAAATTATATCTCTTAATTACAGTAGCGTCTTTGTCCAATTGATCAACAAACATATCAGCTTGGTAGTCAACTGGATTAACTAACCCAGTATTTGCACTATGCTGATTGATTCCGTTCATCCACCTTTCCATTGCATCTCGAACACTGAAATCAGTATCGTTGAAACACGTTACTGGCCAGTCTTCGAAAGTTCTATCGCCAGCTACTTTTAACTGTCGACCCCGAAAAGGAAGGATAATCGGAGTTATCGTAGATCCAGGAAGTTGTGCAGTTCTGCACATAAAAGAAGTCATTTCGACGTCTCCTCCTGCGTATCCTGGAAAGTTGATGGTCACCTGAAATAGATTCGGACGAGCACCACCCCCAGTCATTTTTGCTTTAAAGTCATCGACTCCTAAAATTGCCATTTTTTACTTCTCCTTAAACTGCGCCAACTACTTCTTCAAACTCAACACCAGTTCGAACAGCTACAAAATTAAGCGTAATGTAGTTGATAGAACGCGCCGGTTTTATGAAGATACTAGCAACGAATCGGTTAGCATCAATGACAGCAGCAGTGTTGTTTGTTTCGTCACAAACCACTCGGAAGTCAGTAATACCTCGTTGACCCTGAATCTCTCTCAAGAAAGGCTCGACGATGTTAACAAACTCCGCTCGAGTAAATTCATCATTGAATTCAAACAAGACGTTTCTTGCTGCTCCTTTAATTGCTCTCTCTACAACCAAGAACAATCTTCGAACATTAATGCGGTTAAAGGCAGTAGGTCGACCTTCTAGAGTTTTATCTCCATAAAGCATAACTCCCTGACCCGGAAGGTTAACAATTGGATTGATTCCTTCTTTATACAGATCATCTCTTTGTGATCTTGTTGCGTTATAAGCGAGAGAAGTTACTCCGTAATACAATCCTCTGCGCTGACCTGCTGGCGAATACCAAGGTCCAGCCACAGCATCAGTACCCGCCATCAATCCAGCTGTCGAAGCAGCTGCAGGAATGTGAATATACTGATCGTTGTATTTGTCATAAACCTTTAAGTAATTATTATCCATAATTACATAAGATGATTTGGTCAGAGCTTTCGAAAGATTTTTGGCAGCAGTCACAGCATTAGCTGGAGTTGCGCTAACAATCCCGCTTCTATGTGGTGATGTCACAACAACAGCGTCTTTACGCCCATCAGCAGCAGCAACCATACCTGTTAGGTAGTTGACAACTGCTACTTGATCGGTTAGTGCGGACATTCCAGGAGCGATTAAGAAATCGACTGTAATAGTGTTCGCGTCATCAAACAAATCAAACCCGCCTTCTCCAAGGCCTGAAGTAACTTCAGATGGAGTGAGAGTTCCAGAATTTGCGCCTTGTGCCAAAGCAAACTCAGGAGTTCTAGAGATATCATTCACGCCAGTAGCAGAATCTCTAAAATTCGTAT